GTTTGCCTTCTTTAGCGCATCAGCCATCTCTGGCCCAACTGCTTTCGCTGCAGCCGTAACATCAGACAAACTCTTCTTTGAATTAGACAGGGATTCAATAACCGCTGCTACTTTTTCTGCTGCTGCAGCAGGGTCTTGTCCTGCGGAACCAAAATCCATAAGGTTCTTAAACAATCCGGTGCTGGCATTTATTTGCGGAGTGCTCATTGTCTTTGACATGGTTGCGTAAGACTTGTTCAATGCCGCAACACCAAGTCCGGCGAGGTCTGCATCCATCTGAAGCGCGCGCATTCCTGCTCGTGCTTGGTTCAATCCGGAGCCAAGTTCGTTGGCACCCCTTCCGCGGTAGGCATACATTGCTGCCTGCTGTTCGCGTATGGCCGCTGCTGCTGCGGCTATTGCTACCGTTGCAGCAGCTGCTCCACCAGCTAATATCTGCATTGCTCCCGAGTATGCTTTAGCAAGAAACTTGCCAGCAACAAACAGGGCATGAACGCCCAGCATCGCCGCACCAAGTGCTGCCATTTCCAGAATAATGCCCTTTAAGGCAACACTCACAAACTTCTTTAATACACCACCAAAAGCTTTAATTCCCTTATCGACAAAGTCAAAATGTCTTTTAAGGTTACTTGTGCTCTTTGTCAGCCCCTTATCCATTTTGTCTAGGTAGGTATTTACGTCGCTGCGTCCAGATGAGAACTTCCCAGACTCACGCTTTAGGCGCTTAATCGCCTGCGTCGTCTTTTCAATAGCTGTAGTCCTAGCGTCTACATCTATTTTTATGACGATTTTTTCGTCTGCCATACCTTTACTGCTCCATGTGAGTTTTTAAGTCACGTGAGTGTAAAAGCGGCCGAGCTATGCAGTTTAAGCCTGCTGAGTCTTCGACTTTCGCTCTTGCTCTTCGCGGTCGTTGGATATAACTTTAGCACAGGCGAGCCTTATCATCCAGTCAATGTCGTCTGATTGAAGGATTTTTAGGGGGTCTGTCCCGAACAGTTCTCCAAGTCGAGCAGCTGTTTTAATTTCTGCTGAATCGACTAGTTCGTCGAAGACCCCTTCGAGGGGTCCACGGCATCAACCGTATCCGAGTAGCCCGAGGCATCAAGAATTGCCAATGCGGCAGCTTCGATATGCGGGTCGACTCCAAAGAATGCTCTAACACAATCTGGGAGTGGACGTGATGTTTCTGTCATTTCAAGAAGAAGCGGTGATGCGAACGTAATTTCATTTCCGTTTTCGTCAAGCACTTCTTCGCCATCAATTTCAATGCCGACAGTTGTGTGTCCAATAACCATGCATGCAAACTTTGTTGCATCAAGACCATTGCGAGAATCCTCGCCAGATGCCTTGCGCCAGTTGCGCATTTGATTCTGGGTGATGTTCGGGCTAATGCGAACATGAACACCAGGACGTTCTGGTACCTCAAGCAAAACAACTGTGCGTTCTACCTTCTTGGTAATAACCTCACGAAGTCGGTCTAGCGCAGTGTCGCTCTTTGGGGCGGATTCTGCTTTGGCCTGCTTCGTTTTTGCTGGTGAAACTGGAACTTCTACTTCTGTGCTGTAAAGGCTGTTGTCGCTCATGGGGCAAAAACTACCACATAGATAGTGATGGCTAGTGCAACTACTTTTTGTCTAGTTTTAAAGAAACTAGGCTGTTGGCGATTCAACGTCCTGGATTGCAAATGTCAAAGCAAATGTTGCTGGGGCACCTGATGATGAGTCACCATCTGGCTCCGTGATTCCGACAAGAAGGGCCTTGTAGTAAACGCGGTCAGTACCAGGAACTGCAAGGTCGCAGTCAAAAACCTGGACTGTCACGTCGTACTCTGCACGACCAACGAGTGGGCGGAGACGGGCAATCTTCTCTGCGATTCCTGTTCCAAGCTCTGATGCAACTCTGTCTGAGTCGTAGTGAGCCGTCAGCGTGATGTCACCAATTTCTGATGGAGCACATAGAACTGTCGGGCGAAGCTTTCCGCCTTCGTAAATCTTCTCAACGGAGGCAGTGATTTCACCACCAGACACCTGAGCGAACTTAAAGTTTGTCCACTTAGGGTGTGTCTGGTTAATTGGCACAATACTTCCAAGTACTTGCCTTTGCGAAACTTTTGTATTTGGCATGCTTTATTCCTCCGTTAGACGACTGACGCCGTAAGGTTTGACTTGATAATGTCGACTTCGATTTTGTCGCCTACGCTGCTTACGCGAAGACCAACTTTTGCTTTTACAGTGCCACCGGCAAGCTGTGAGACTGGGTTGAGCTTTGCATCACATCGGACAGTGAAACCTGAGTCAATCTTTCGTCCGTTTGCGTCGAATGCCTCAAACAAGGCTCCAATGTCGCGAAGCGGGGAAAGAATTGCAATAAGGCGTGACTCGATTGCGCTGAAAATTGTGTTTCTTCCATCAATCGTGCTGAAGACAAGGTCCTCGAGGCTTCTGCCAGCCTCAATAACAACGTGATTCACGGTGTCTTGTGCTGTTATGTATCTGAAGTTCTCATCATCGGATGACAATGAACGTGCTCCATAGATTCGGACAGAGTTCTGAATGATTCTAATTGCATTGACACAGCTGTCGTCGAGTGAGTCACCGTTCGTCTTGTCGATGTCTGTCTTTACGCCAGTAACAAAACGTGATGCTGAGAGCAAGCCTGCGGCTGGAACGTGAGAGCCAGTCTGGTTGTGAGCGGTTGCTCTTTTTGCTGCGACATAACCAACTGGCGGAATGAATCGGCTTACACCATTCACTGTAGTTGGAACTTCAATCCACGGGAAGTATAGTGCCGCGTGTTCTGCATTATCCCCACCTTGAAGCGCGAGTGCTGTTGCTTTTGCTGCAGCAATGGTTGCACTCTCCACATCGTGCAGAATTGCAATTCTGCTGTTTGTGTTTGCGTGTGCAATTAATGCATCATGCATTGTTGAGTTCGAGATTTCAGGGCAAGTAACAGCACCAGAACCAAGGGCGCCATTGAACAAGTCAAGCGAGTCAACGTAATCTCCAACAACAACCGTTGAACCAGCAGCTCCTGTTGAAAGGGCTGTTGCGGCAAGTGCTACAGGGAGAGTTGTTGCTCCTTCTGTCGCTGTTGCTGAAACATACTGGGTTGCTATCGCGCTAAGGTTAATTCTTCCAGCTGCTTGCGCTGCTGAGGTGACTGTTCCTGTTGAGTAAACAAGGGCATCTTGGTAGTAGAGATTAATTTTGAATGATGTTCCAGCAACAACTGAAACTACTTCAACATCTACATCGGCGCTCCATACGCCAGGTCCGTTTGCATCAATCGTCAAAACTGCTGCGGCTGAGGAGTTGTCAAGCTCAAGCGTTCCGACTGTTGCTGAAGCACCTACCGTGCGAGCAACGTAGCACTGTGTGCCACCTTCTTCAAAGAATGTCTCGACTGTTGGGTGTAGATAAGAACTTGAAATGTAACCGCCGAACTTCGCTTCAAAATCAGCAATGCTCTCGATGAGAACTGCTTCGTCTGCTGGCCCACGCTCTGCCTTGCCGACCACAAAGAGTTGCGAGGATTCGCGAACCGTTGTTGCTGATGGACCTGTTCTTACTGCTGTCGAAATGACTACACCGGGCATTGGACACTCCTGTTGCTCGTTTTAGGATTGGAATCCCGTCTATTGGTTTCAATTGTACAGATGCAAAACGTTCTTCTAATGCAACTGTCAAAAAGATTTGATTTAAACGGTTTTATGTTTTAAACCTTTTTTATTGTACTTCACGCAGGCTCAAATGTCGGTAGCTCTTTTATCTGGCTGGTGGCGGGGTCTAACTGGACGCCAGTCTGAGTGACTTCGAGGTCAATTTCGTTAAGCGTGCCGATTGGCTCTCGGGAGACAATCTCATCAATTTGGAGAGTGTATGAAATATAGGAACCAGCAAGAAATCGGTCTCCCTTTAATAGGGTTAAATCAGAGAACTCTTCACGTAGCGTTGATTCGTCAATCATTGCGCGAAAAGAATTTCTGTCGTCATATGCCTTGAGGCATGGATAGTCGAGGATGGCTGCTCTCAGAACAGTAGTCAGGCGGTCCCTCATGGTGGTTACGGCTTCTG